TGCGCGTGGAAGGGGACGCGGCCAGAGGAATTACTGCGCATGTATGGCAGAACGGCCAGTTCACGCGCCGTTACTTGCCTGACCAGGTGATTTACGCGCACACCTGGTCGCCGACGAGCGACATCGGGCCGGGGCTTACGCCGCTGAAGGTCGCTGAGACCAGCGCAGCTACCGCGCTGGCCGCCGAGCAGTTCACGCGCGCCTTCTTTGAGCAGGGTGCACTTCCACCACTCATCATCACGCCGGAAGAAGGCGCGCTGACCGACGCAGACGCCGAAGCCTTGCGCACGACGTGGCAGCGTCTCACGTCTGGCGTGCGTAATGCATGGCGTGCGCTGGTGCTCAGGCGCAACATGCAAATCCGACCGCTGGACATCCCGGCGCTTGATAAACTCGCCATGTCACAGGTTGACGAGATGGCGTTAAGGCGCATTAGCGCAGCGTTCGGCGTTCCTGTGACCATGTTGACCGATGCTGCGAACTACGCCACCGCCGCTGAGCACCGCATCTCGTTCTGGCGCGATACGGTGTTGCCCGACGCAGAGTTGATCGCAGAAGCACTAGGGTTGACGATCAACTACGACGACATTGAAGCGCTGGCTGAGGACGTAGGTGCGCAGCGCAAGAGCGTGATTGACCTGTATCAGGCCGGCCTTGTGACGCGCGAAGAGGCGCGCCAGATGCTGGGCTTTGAGACAGAGCAGCCGGTTGACGCCGCGACGCAATCCGCGCTGCGCGAACTTGACCAGTGGCGACGCAAGAGCGAGGCGCGCAAGACGATGCTCGCTGATTTCTCGCCGCGCGACCTGCCGGATGCGTGGGTTCGCGCGGTCAGGTCACTTGCCGACCTTGGCCATTCGCCGTTTGCCTTCGCGCGCTTCATCGAAGCGAAAGCACGCCAGGCAGAACCGCCGCTCGACCGCGAGCGCGAGCAATTGGCTGCGCAGATGCTTCAGGTGCTTGAGGACTCAATCTCACTAGACGACCTGAGATACGACGAGCAGGGCTTCGAGAAGAAAGCGCGCGCCTATGCCGAGTCTTTGTTGCTCTCTGTTGCCATCGATCAAGCCACCGCTGCGATGCTTTCTTCTGCGGCCTTTGCTGATGTGGAGCGTGCGTACGACTTCGCCTCGCGCTGGGCGAAGGACTATAGCTACGAGCTTGTGCGTGGAATCAACGAGACCACGAGAAAGCGGCTCAGCGAGCTATTCACCCGTTCGCGCGCCGAGGGCTGGACGCGCAATATGCTCGTTGACCGAATCGCGCGCGTGTTTGGTCCGCAACGCGCGGAGATGATCGCCACAACTGAGGTCACGCGCGCTTATTCGCAGGGAACAGACATCGCAAGGCAGATACTTGACGAGTCCGGCTTATCGCTCGTTCATGTGTGGCACACCGCCGCTGACGAGCGCGTATGTCCGATATGCGCACCGCGCGATGGGCGCGAACAAGGCGATGGCTGGGATGAACTGCCGCCGGCGCACGTCAGTTGCCGGTGCTGGACGACGCTAGAACAACCAAGGGGGCGTCGAAGATGAGCAAAACTATTGTTCGCTTAAATCTTCCGCGTGTGTTTCGCGGTCAACTAGACCTGACGCCAGCGTTGCTCTTCCTTGGCTACAGGCTGCGCGACAATGTGAACGTGTATCCGCCTAAAAGCCAAAGAATGCGCATTCGCTGGAGGAGCGAGCGACAGCGCAGGTATGTGTTGGCTAAAGGCCGGCTGCCTTACCGACGAACTGGTTGGCTGGCGAAGCAGTGGTTTGTCACGCCGACAGGGAACGCGCAGGTGGTCGTGCGCAACAAGGCGCGCTATGCTGCGTTTGTGGTTGGGAAGGCGCAGCAACCGTTTCACCGAGATAGCGGCTGGAAGCGCGCGGACGAAGAAGCAAGTAAACTGGTTTACAATCGTGCCGTGATGCGCGAGTTCGCTCGCATAATCGAACGGGAGCTAAAGCGATGAGATTCACGCTTGATACTGAACTTCCTGTAATTGAGCGCGGTGAGTGGGACGGAGATGCCGCGCGTGAGCGCATCTTAGCTTGGGCTGGGTATGAGACAGACGCAGAAGAGGACGTGCGCAACGAAGCGCTCGACCGCGCTGCGCGTTTGTTCCTCTTCCGCCGCGACGAATCCGCTACCAAAGGTGACCTGGTCGCTCCCTGTGGCGACATCGTGGATGGTAACCCGCGCCTTATCACGTCCGGTATGCGGTTCGCGCTGGCCGCCGTGAATGGCGCGCGTGGTGGGATTGACGCGCCGGAAGAGCTGCTCGCCCGGGCGCGTCGCGCGCTCGAAGAGCTGCTGGGCCGGCAGGAACAAGAGACGGAGATGCGCTCGTTTGCCGTGAAGGTGTATGAGCGCGAGGGCAAGCTCTACGCTGAAGGCTACGCGGTCGTGTTCGGCGGGCGCGACCTTCATGGCGAGTACTTCACGCCCAAGACCGACTTTGGCGCAGAGCTTTTCGGATTGAGCAACCCGCCGCTTCTCTATGAGCACGGCATTCACCCCGACATCGGCCTTAAGGTGATTGGGCGCGTAGAGCAGATGGATACCGATGATGTTGGCTTGCTCGTCAAGGCAGAGCTTGACCGGCACAGCCGATATATCGAGCTTGTGCGCCAGTTAGCTGAGCAAGGCGCGCTCGGCATGAGCACTGGCGCGCCCGGTCACCTTGTCTCGCGCAAGAGCAGCGGAGAGATTGAGCGCTGGCCTATCGTTGAAGTGTCGTTGACTCCGACGCCGGCTGAACCACGCACGCTCGGCGTTGAGATCGTGGAAGCTATTCGCTCAATTGCGCTTCCAGAGGCTAAGCCGTCGGCGGTTGTCACCGCCGAGGAAGGCAAGGCGGATGCACGAAAGAGCGTAGCGGAGGAGATTCACATGTACGTAACTGAGACTAAGACTGCAACCTTGCGCGACTTCATGAGCGCCGTAGCGCGCAAGGACTACGATGCAATTAAGGCGCTAGGCACGGGTTCTGGCCCGTCGGGGGGCTACCTTGTGCCAGAGACGTTGCTTCCCGATTTGCTAACCGCTGTGAGCGAGCAGTCCATCGTTCTACCGCGCGCGTTCGTGACCGATGCGCCCGGAACTGTTCGCCAGCCGGTCATTGACCTGGGCAAGGGTGCTTCGGGTGTTTTCGCCTGGTACGGTGGCGTCAAGTTCACGTGGGCGAACGAGAACAGCGCGATTGCCGAGACCGAGCCAGCCTTCAAGCAATACACCTTGCGCGCGCTGACGATGGCCGGCATCGTGCGCGTGAGCAATCGCATGTTGGCCAGCACCACGTTTGACGCGCAGATCAGGCGCATCTTGGCTGAAAGCGCTTCGGACTACCTGGATTACTACTTCATTCGTGGTAACGGCGCAGGTGAGCCGCTCGGCGTGCTGAATGCGCAGGCGCTGGTGAGCGTGGCCCGCGACACGGCCAACCAGTTCAAGCCGGTTGACGCAGCGCGAATGCTGGAGCGGCTGATGCCGGGTTCGCTCGGTCGCGCTGTGTGGTTGATCCATCCGACCGTGCTGCCGCAGCTCGTCCAGTTCTCCATCGGCAATACCCCGGTTTGGCAGCCCAACTGGCAGGAAGGCATTGCGGGAACACTGATGGGCATCCCGGTCATCCTGACAGAGAAGGTCAATGCGCTCGGCACTGCCGGCGACGTGCTGCTCGCGGACTTCAGCATGTATGCCGTTCAGCTGGTACGCGACATCGAGATCGCTGCAAGCGCGGATGCCTACTTTGAGTTCGACCAGACGGCGTATCGGCTGACGGTTTACGCTGATGGCACGCCGCGCGTGGTGGACAAGGCTAAGTACATCGGGACTAACGTTGAAGTGAGCCCATTCGTGAGGCTACAGTAGGAGGTTGACATGAAGCCTACCGACTTTCTGAACATCGCTGGTCGTTTGCCGGCGCAGGCGATCACCGGCGCGACGAACACAACCAGCATTGACATGCAGTTGCTGCGTGGCGTCGCTGCTGTGTGTGTCGTGGGCGCGGCCACAACGCCGCCGTCGTTCACGATTCAGAGCAGCGCCGACAACACTACGTTCACCAACCTAGCCGGCAAGTCCATTACCAGCATCCCTGCGAACAGCGAAGGCGTGATCAACATCCGCGACGAGGAATTGCCGGATGGTCACCGCTGGATTCGCGCGGTGGTGAACGGGAATGCCACGGTTGCCGTCGTGTTTATCGGCACTTCAGCGCGCGACAACCCGCCTGCGAAGTTGA